TACGTCAATCACCAGAAATCATTTCTTGTTTGAAGTTGGTGTACTCGAGAAACATTTTATCTGATCTGTTCTTCCGATTGTAGTAAGTGATAATCGACCTTAAATGATTTAAATTGCGTGACCATAGTTTAAATTGATTAATTGCCCTCCAACGATTCAACGATTCGTACCGAGTATTGGCTTTAGTGAAGAGTTTGATATCAGTGACAGACATCAATTCTTGGTAAGTGGTTATCTGGTAGAAATCAAGAAACTGGTAGAGAATTTTTTTACTGTACTCAATGTTCTTGGGACGGGTCAGCGCTCTCACTTCGAAATACAGGTCAATTAAATGATACACGGGTCGTCGGTGGTATCTGCGGAAGGCTTTAATCGAATTTAAAGCCCTCTTAATTCGGAAAATAGCCTCAGAAACATAAAATATGGCTCTATTCATACATACGAGGAAGGTTCTTTATCGTGGCTCCACCGCCACTTTTTTAATTATTAATTACTCTCGTTTTAATATCTTTACGTTAGTAGGATCAAATACTACAAAGTTATTTGTGCCGCCTTTTACATTTCTACTTCCTGCGTCTTTATACTTTATACCTTGTACTCCGTTAGCATTTAGCCAATTTGAAGCATCTCTAGCTGGATTGTCGCTTCCTGCTTGTTTGAAGCTAAACATTAAGTCCTTGTACAAAGCCTCTCCACTAGTTCCTGATACGCCAGTTTCAAATTGCTTCATGGAAATAGGACTTAATCTATCTCTTACTGCATCTGGCACTGGCTTATCCCAACTAATAAATGTAGCTACAGACTCATCAGGAATATCTACTGTATAAAATGCGCCCTGCTTGGCTTTAATATCTTTCTTCTTTATGTTTGATGCTGCCTCTAGCATTTTCTTATAGTATTCTTCGCCACCATTTTCTAATGCGTACATCTCACCTTTTTTAGCATCCTCTAATCCCATTTTTGCGATACGCTTTGCTACATTAGTGCCTTGATGGTAACTTAACGCTACAGCATGTCTAACTGGATCTTTTCCTTCTTCTTGGAATTTTGTGCCTTTCCATTCATAGGTATAAGGATCAGTTCCACCAGCTAATCTAGCTCTATAACCTTCTGCAACTTTAGCATTTTCTGCAAAATACATCCCATGACCGTAAACTTGCTGACCTTCGCCTGTTCCTAATTTGCTAATATCAAACTTATCAAACTTAGCAGGACTTCCATGATAAGCAACTAATGGAGCAAGTAATCCAGTATTTGCAGCATAACCCTCTAATGCTTCACCAACTACAGGAGCAGCATACCTAGCTGTTTTAGCACCTGCCGTTAATAATCCTTTACCTGCTGCCATTCCACCAGCACCTAGTCCTAGCGTATCTACTACATCCATAAGCTGCGGAGCCTTTCCTGCCCCTACATCACCATAAGCACGTTCAGCACCACTTACACCCAATACATCAGCAGGTTTAATCTGCTGCAATACGTTACCTATCGGAGCTTGCTGAGTCTGTATTCCTGTTGGCATTACTTGACCTGAATACGGATCAACTTTAGGAACTACGTTAAAACTAGTAGGAATTGTTACTTTTGTCTCAGGCTGATAGCCAGGAAATAGTTTTGCTACGTCAGCAGCAGTACCAGCTTTATTTATGTACTCACCAGCTCGTTTTGCACCTGCACTAGCTGTCGTGAAGAAGTTTTCAGGCAATGGCTTAACAGTGCCGCCTTTTGCTAGGTTCTCATTAATGATCTCTTGAGTAGTCTTACCTTGCATCTGACCCATGTAAAGAATCTTTTGTAGTTCTTCTTGGGTAGGCATCCTCTGAAATTCAGCCATATATTTCCTCGTACTTGTCAGGACGGTTAGTCCGTATCCATTCTCTAGGTTCCTCGTGGCACTTTGCGTAGTCCATTCCTACTGTCTGCGATCCTGCGTGATGGACATAAGCTGTACTTACAAAATGACTGAACCCTGCTTTAGATAGATCATCGCACATAATGTTATCTGAATACCAATTAGTGCTAGGGAATCTTGCTACGTCAAACGCCTGTTTATTGATGTAAGCAAAAATAGGCGCAATGACCCCTACTTCTTTGATGTGATCTTCTGATTCGTATTTTAACCCAACGATAGAATCATTAGTAATACTACAACGAATATTTTGATCCCAAAGCACATAATCACTTCTTGCTCCTACGAAACCTAGAGAATGGATACGGACTAACCGTCCTGACAAGTACGAGGAAATATATGGCTAAACCACAAGGTTTACTATCTCCATTAGAGCGTCAGACTTACGAATCTTTTGGTATTGCTCCAAGAGAGGATCGTTTAAGTATACTGCCGAGATATAGTCAACAATATGGATTAATTGCTCCTCAGTTTATTTACGATGCAGCAAAAGCATTAGCGGCTCCTTACACAGCAGCTCAAGGATACGATTTACCGCCAGAAGAAGCTCTTAATGTTGGAATGAATGTTATGGGTGGTGGTTCTGTAGGATCGGCTCCTAGAGGTGCGTTAAGTATGGCTGTTGGTTCAGCTCCTAGAAAACTGCCATTAGGTGATTATGGAGAAATAACAAGATTTAGTAAACCATTACCAAAAGGCGAGTTATACAGAGAAGTAAGCGGTGAATCATTTATGGATATGTCAAAAGGTAATAATCCTATGGGCAGTCCAATTACTTATTTTGCTGAATCTCCTGAAATGGCTTTAGGTCAAGGTAAAAACAAAGGGATTATGTATCAAATAAATTCTGAGGGGCTTAAAGGCAGACCTAATTTTGATAAGCCTGGTCTTGAGTCTGCTTATATGGCTAGAGCAGGAGAGTTTACGCTAACTGAGCAGCCATCAAATATACTAAAGTCTTTACAAAATGTATGGGTATCTCCAGAAGCATACAAAGGATTATCAAAAGGACAAAAGGTATATTTAGATCGCTATTTAAATGACTTACAGAAAAGTGGAGTGCAAGTTAACAAGGTAGATAAGTTGCCAAATAAGTTAGATTAAGAAATAACCGCATGACACCAGAAAGGTAATGCAAAAATGGAAACAGATTACACCAGTAAAATAGAGGAAGATGCACGAATAGCTAATCTTACTAATATGGGTAAGGGCAGACCTAAAGGTGCGGTCAATAAGTCAACATCTATCGTTAAGGAAGCTATTGCAAAGCTACTAGAACGCAACGTAGAGAACATGGATGGTTGGCTAGAGCAGGTAGCTAAGGACGATCCTTACAAGGCTTTAGACCTAATGAATAAGCTATGTGAGTACCACGTACCTAAGCTGGCTAGGTCAGAGATAACAGGTGCAGATGGTGGCGCAGTAGAGCATAGCGTGACATGGCTGAAATGAGACAGTCATTAGCCGAAAGATTTGAGGCAAAGGTAGAGCGGATTCCTTTTATGGATTGTTGGGTATGGATGGGCGCAACTCATGAAAATGGATATGGAGTTATTGGTCGTGGTGCTAGAGGTCAAGGCAACGAAAGAGCGCACAGAACAGCTTATAGGCTCTATCGTGGAGAAATACCAAAAGGTAAAATAATCCTGCATAAGTGCGGTAATCCTAATTGCGTGAATCCATATCATTTAGAACCTGGTACTGCAAAAGAAAACGCAGCAGATATGATGCGTATGGGTAGACATTTCCAACCTAATAATCGTTGTATTCCCTACGATAGTTACGTAAAGCATTAACGCCTTGCTTAGTCTTATCCTTGTCAAACCAACAACGTGGTAGCAATCTACGCACTGCCTGTATGCCGTCAGCAACAGATAATCTAGGAGCTACAGTAATCTCTAGTCCTGCTTCTTGGAGGACTTCTTGTCTGCTGCGTCCTGTCCCCAGTTCACGCACCGCAACGTCATGTGGAAGGTACTGGTCGAAACGTTCATATCTATTTTCTTTGAGCCTAAGTCACCTAATGACGAAGAAAGCGCAAAACAAGCTACTGAATACTGTAACTGGGTGTTCTATCGTGAGAACGAAGGTCTGCTGATTCTGCATAACTGGTTTAAGGATGCGCTGCTACAAAAGACAGGTATCGTTAAGTCTTACTGGGATTCGAAAGAAGATGTAGTCAAAGAAAAGTACAAGAACCTAACAGAAGAAGAACTTGCCTTATTGCTATCTGACGAGACGATGGAAGTTGTGCGTCAAAAGGTAGAGATGGTTGAGGCAGGAGTTGATGAGATGGGTATGCCGATTATGGCTCCGTCTTATTCTGTAACGGTAAAGAAGGTTAAGAAGTCTGGTCAGGTAAAGATTGAGAACGTGCCACCAGAGGAGTTCTTGATCTCTAAGGCAGCTAAGACTATTGATGATTCTCCGTTCGTGGCACACAGACGTTTAGTGCCACGTAGTGATCTTATCGCTATGGGTTACGATAAAGACGTAGTTGACAGTCTGCCAACCTATGACGATTTAACTTACAGTCCTGAGCGTATCGCACGATTCGATCAAGGTGAGCAGCCTGATTCAGCTCCTAGCTTAGACTTCTCGATGCAGGTAGT